CTACCGAACCTGGTGATTGGGTTTCTCCTTTTGTTGAGATACTTGGTTGTACAGATGATAAGGCCATAAACTATAACCCCGAGGCAAATGTGGATGATGGTACTTGTGTATATGAAGATGAAGGAGATGGCGACGGAGAAGGTGAAGGTGAAGGTGAAGGCGAAGGTGAAGGTGAAGGAGAACCAATACTTGGTTGTACAGATCCTACTGCAATAAATTATAATCCAGAAGCAACGATAGAGGATGGTAGTTGTCAATATGAAGGAGAAGGTGAAGGATAGCAGAAAATATGAGAAAAAAAATGAAAAAAAATATACTAGCAGAAAATATGCGGAGATTCAAAACTAAGAATTTGAATGAAATTGGAAATTTTCACGACCCCCGAATGTCAAGTGGAAACTTTGACCATTTAACTCCTAATCCAAAATGGGATATAAATGTAAATTATGTACAAATAGACACAAATTTTCATGATGTAACTATGCAAAAACAAGGAACATTAGATAGTCATTTTTTGGAAGAAGTATTAGGAGATCTTGAAGCATACCTTGAAGATCAAAATATTACAGGTGACGATGGCCACCCTTCATTTGATATAACTAGATTTGTATCTGACATAAAACTTGATTGTGAAATTAAAATGGGTAAAGATGAAATAGATTTAACTATCGAATTAGATCCAGATGGAAGCATTAAATATGTCAACATAGGTGATGAGCCATTAGCAGAAAAATATGGAATCACCGATGAGTCAGTTATGAAGCACTTAGAAGCAAAAGGAATATAATGAAATTAAAATCACTATTAAACGAAAAATATTTAGGCTTTGGAAATCAAGGCAAAAAACCTATCGTCCAGGAAGATCAACAAATAGACGATGCTGTTAAACAAATAGTAAATAAATTAATTAGCATTAATATAATAAACCCAGCTGATAGAAGAAGAGCAGAGCAAGCATTAGATATAGAATTAAGTGGAATTAGATTTGGTGGAGGATTAGAAGATACAAAATTTGATAGCACCGGTATAGAAGATAAAATCAACCCAGGAAATACTGAAGATGATCAAGCTAAAAAAGACGATTATGAGTGGAGAATGCAGAACTTTTAAAATAATTAACGAATAACTTTGAATTAACGAATTAATTACATATATTATAATTAATAACTAAACAATATAAACAATTAACTAATAAAGGAGTAAAAAATGAGTTTAGATTTAGACGCCATAAAGGCAAAACTTACACAATTAAACAAGACAGACGACAGAAGAAATAATCTTTGGAAACCCGAACCAGGTAAACAAACGATTCGAATTGTACCTTATGTACATCGCAAAGAAAACCCGTTCCTAGAAATGTATTTTCATTATGATATCGCAAAGCGTAGTATGCTTTCGCCTATCACATTTGGCAATGCAGATCCTGTAGTAGAATTTGCTGAAAAGCTTAAGAAAACAGGTGATAAAGACGAATGGATAATGGGTAGAAAAATCGAGCCAAAGATGAGAACTTATGTTCCTGTTATTGTTAGAGGTAAAGAATCTGACGGAGTTAAATTTTGGGGGTTTGGAAAAACCGTATACTCAGAATTGCTTTCAATAATTTCAGACCCAGACTACGGTGATATTACCGACCTAATGAATGGTAGAGATATTACAGTAGAATTTACACCAGCAGAAGGCACTGAGAGGTTTCCAAAAACTTCAATCAGAGTCAAGCCAAATACTTCAGCAGCAACTGAAGATAAAGGCGTAGCTGAAAAAGTCATGAATCAAATAAAGATTACAGACTTATTTCCCGAGCCAACTTATGAAGAACTAGAACAGGCACTAGCAGATTGGATGAATCCAGAAAATGCTGATTCAGATACTACGACACCAACAACCAATGGTGAAGCAAAAACTGAAACTACTACTAAAACTGAACCTAAAAAGACAGCTGATGTAGCAACTGCATTTAATGATTTATTTAATCAATAGGAGTCTATACTATGGCGAAGAAAAAGAGCGAACTGGAAGACTCGTTAGCTGAAACACTAGCTGCAAGTATCAATAAACAGTTCAAGGGTCAAAATTACAAAACTGCATTCTTTCTAGATGGAGATGAAGATGCACCTACAAATGTGCATGAATGGATTTCATCTGGGTGTTCAATGCTAGATTTGGCCATTTCAAATAAGCCAAACGGAGGTTTTCCTGTTGGTAGAATTACCGAAATAACAGGACTAGAAGCTTCAGGTAAATCATTACTTGCAGCCCACACCTTAGCAGAAACACAAAAGAGGGGCGGATTAGCAGTTTATATTGACACTGAATCTGCAACTAGCTCTGAATTCTTAACAGCAATAGGAGTTGATTTAAAATCAATGCTATATGTTCCAATGGAAACAGTTGAAGAGATATTTGAAACTATCGAAACAATTGTAGACAATGTAAGACTATCAGACAAAGACCGATTGGTAACAATCGTGGTAGATTCAATAATGGGAGCATCTACAAAAATCGAAATGGCAGCTGAATATGATAAAGATGGCTATGCGACATCAAAATCCATTATTCTATCAAAAGCAATGCGTAAGGTAACTAACTGGATTGCAAGAGAAAGAATATGTTTAATATTCACAAATCAATTGAGAACAAAGTTAGGTGTTAGTTTTGGAGACCCATGGACGACAGCGGGAGGTAAGGCATTACCATTCCACTCATCAGTAAGATTAAGGCTGAAGTCGTTAGGACAAATCAAAGCAAAAGTAAATGGTGTAGAACAAGTGGTAGGAATAAAAACCAAGGTCACAATCGTGAAAAACAGAATGGGACCTCCACATCGTTCTATTAATTATGATATATATTTCGATTCAGGAATTGATAATTACGGAGGGTGGTTAAATATCATGAAAGACTTCAAACTAGTAAAACAAGGCGGAGCCTGGTATACTTATGAAGACGTAGATGTTAACACCGGAGAGGTTTTAGAAGAAATAAAATTTCAATCTAAAGACTTCGCTGAAAAAATAATTAACAAGACAGATATCCACAATCGATTATACAATCGAATTTGCGAAGCATATATCTTCAAATATGTAGCCGGCGTAGACGGTGGCATTGATGATGTAGTCGTAGATGAAGAAGTAATAAACGAAGAAGGATAATGAATAAGTATCAAGAATTATTTAACCAGTTACAAAAAGAAAAGGCAGATAGGCCATCGGACGTCAATGATCACATCATGATATTTGATGGTCTAAATACCTTTATTCGAGCATTCTCAGCAACTCCTTCATCAAATGAAGATGGCGATCACGTAGGAGGTATTACCGGATTTTTATATAGTATAGGAAAATGTGTAAGGGACTTTAAACCAAGTCGTTGTATTGTAGTATTTGATGGAATAGGTGGTTCTAAAAGAAGAAGAAAAATAAATAAAGATTATAAAGCAAATCGAATTAATAAAACAAAATTAAGACGACACGATCATTATGATATAACCGTCGACCAAGAACAAGAAGAAATGCGTCGACAATTTAGCAGAATAGTTTCATATTTAGATTGTTTACCTGTTACATTTTTAGCAATGGATGGAATAGAAGCAGATGATACTATAGCATATATAATTGAAATGTTTGATGAAGATTTGTTAAAACCAAAAGAAAAACAAAGTAAATTTACAATTGTTTCAACAGATAGAGATTTTTATCAATTAATTGACAATAGAATACAAGTATGGTCTCCCATTAAAAAGAAAATGTATGATATTGATATGGTGATAGAAGAATTTGGAGTACACCCAGTAAATTATGTAATGTATAGAACATTTACCGGAGACAAATCAGATAACATTACTGGCGTTAAAGGAATAGGGCCAAAGACATTATTAAAACACATTCCTGATTTAGTATTATCATTAGATTATACACCAGCAGACCTTCGTGGCGATTGTATAGAAAAATTAGATGAATCTAAAACATATCAAAAAATGTTAGATAATATAGATTTAATTGAAGAAAATTGGGACTTAATGAATTTAAATTTATTAAACATTCCAGCACAAACAAAATCAAATATTCGCAACATAATACAATCACCGATAACCACATTAAATAAAGTCGAATTTCGCAGATTATTTATGGAAGATAAAATGTGGTCCATTATGAAAAATATGCCAGATTGGCTAAACAACACCTGGCTTTCTTTAAGTGCCTTCGCACAACAAACACATAAATAGTATTGGATTACTGTTTTTATTTTAATATAATAAGTTATGACAGATAAATTAAGTGAGTATGGTTGGTCGTTTCAAGTAAAAGTGCTTGCTGCTATGTTTATTGACCGCTCATTTTTACAACAAATTGCAGATATTATACAACCTGAATATTTCGAATCAGATGCAAATAATTGGGTATTAGATGTTATATTAGATCATTTCAGAGAATATAAAACTCCACCAAGTAAAGATGTATTAAAAGTTAAAATAACAGGAATTACAGATGATGTATTTAAAACAGCTATTTTAGAACAATTAAAGGATATATTTCGGTATATGGAGTCAGATGACTTAACATTTGTAAAAGATGAAATATTAAAATTTTGTAAAAACCAAGAAATTAAAAGAGCTATTATGGATTCTGTTAATTTATTGCAAATGGGCAATTATGATGAAATAAAAAGCAAAATTGATTCTGCTATGAAAGCAGGAGCTGACACTGACATTGGACATGAATATAAAAAAGAGGTAGTAGCAAGATATACAAATGCAGCACGAGATACTATTAGAACAGGTTGGGATGTAATTGATGATTTAATGGATGGTGGATTAGGCAAAGGAGAATTGGGAGTTGTAATGGCGCCAGCAGGAATTGGAAAATCTTGGTTGCTTATCAATATTGGAGCAAATGCAATAAAACAAGGAAAAACAGTTATACATTATACATTGGAGTTAAATGACACATATGTAGGCCAAAGATACGATAGTGTAATAACAGGTATTGCAGCACAAAATTTAAAAAATTACACAGATGACATCGAAGAAAAATTAGAAACATTAGCAGGAGAGTTGATCATAAAATATTATCCAACTAAATCTACAGGGATAATGGGAATTAAAGCTCATATTGAAAAAACTGTAATGTTAGGAAATAATCCAGATTTAGTAATAGTAGATTATGGTGATTTATTAAAAGTAAATACTAAAAAAGACAAACACGAAGCATTAGAAGAATTATATGAAGAAATGCGGGGAATGGCCGGAGAATATGAAATACCAGTATGGACTGCATCCCAAGCAGGAAGATCAGCATTAGAAATGGACATTATTGAAGCAGATAAAATTGCATCATCATATGGTAAAGTAATGGTTGCTGATTTCTTAATGTCACTTGCAAGAAAAGTAGAAGACAAATTATCAGGAACTGGTAGAGGACATGTTATAAAAAACAGATTTGGACCAGATGGAATAACATTGCCAAGTAAAATTAACACAAACAATGGCCAATTTCAATTCTTTGAACCACAAACATCTCAAGGAAAACAAACGACACAAACAATGAAAAGTGGTGAGAATATTTTAAAACAAAGTTTAGCACAAAAATTTAAAGATCTGGGTGGAAGTTTAGGTTGATAAGTATATTTATTATAGAATGTGGCCTATATAAGAAAAGGCCACTTTTTATCTAATATTATTAACAAAAGGAGTCATAAATGAACATATCAAATACAATCTTATCAGACATTACCGTATATATGAAGTATGCAAAATACATTCCAGAGTGGAACAGAAGAGAAACATGGGATGAATTGGTTACAAGGAATAAAAACATGCATATTAAAAAATATCCTACATTAAAAGACCAGATTAATAATGTTTATAAGTTTGTTTATGACAAAAAAGTTTTGCCATCAATGCGGAGCATGCAATTTGGTGGTAAACCAATTGAAATGTCTCCAAACCGGGTCTATAATTGTGCATATTTACCAATTGACCACATCGACTCATTTAGTGAAACAATGTTTTTACTTTTAGGTGGAACAGGAGTAGGATATTCAGTTCAAAAACATCATGTAGCAAAACTTCCTCCAATTAATAAACCATATGCTAAAAGAACAAAGAGATTTTTAATTGGTGATTCAATTGAAGGATGGGCAGATGCAATAAAAGTTTTAATGAAGTCTTATTTAAATGGACGAAGTTCTAAAATTGAATTTGACTTTTCTGATATTAGACAAAAAGGAGCACAATTAGTAACATCAGGAGGAAAAGCCCCAGGACCACAGCCTTTAAAAGAGTGTGTTTTAAAAATAACAGGACTTTTAGAAAATAAAGAAGATGGAGAACAGTTAAATACTTTAGAAGTACATGATATTATTTGTTATATAGCAGATGCTGTATTAGCCGGTGGTATTCGTAGAGCAGCTCTTATATCTTTATTTTCGGCTGATGATAATGAAATGATTAGCTGTAAATCAGGAAAATGGTATGAATTAAATGGCCAAAGGGGTCGTGCTAATAATTCTGCGGTTTTGATGAGACATAAGATTAGTAAAGAGTTCTTTTTATCATTATGGAAAAGGATGGAGTTAACTAAGTCAGGAGACCCTGGTATATACCTCAGCAATGATAAAGATTGGGGAACCAATCCATGTTGTGAAATAGCATTAAGACCATACCAATTTTGCAATTTATGTGAAGTCAATGTTAGTAATATTGATTCACAAGAAGATTTAAATGAAAGAGTCAAAGCCGCAGCATTTATAGGCACACTTCAAGCGGGATATACTAATTTTCATTATTTAAGAGAAATTTGGCAAGAAACCACAGAGAAAGAAGCTTTAATTGGCGTAAGTATGACTGGCATTGCAAGTGGCAGAGTTCTTGGGTATGATATGAAAAAAGCAGCTGATGTAGTAAAAAGAGAAAATTCAAGAGTTGCAAAA